CGGCAGGTGCTGGACCCGGACGACTTTGTGGCGAACTACGAGATGGGCGAGAAGGTGGACTGGGAGAACATCCTTCCGTATTACGCGGCGGGGATGGCGGCGATGCTGGGCGACAAGCTGGCGGAGTATGTTGGCGCACGGGAGGCGGCCGAGATCAGGGCGTTGGAGGGAAAGTATGAGCTGGTGGACGCATGTGATGGGGACAATTGAGGTGGACGTACGCGGCCGTACGCAGGCTGAGATACGGTATATTCTCGAGACGGTACTGGATCATCTGCCGAGGGTGACTGGATCCGAGGGCGATATGAACGTGTATATAACGCAGGAGGCCGGCCACAATTCTTCCAGCTCGCTCGACGAGTTTGGTCTTGCGACCAATAACCTGCGGGACATGTACGGGAACAAGTCGCAGAAGAATGGGTGGCTCGAGACGCAGAGCCTGTACATGCTGACACTGGACGGCAACCTGCGGGATCGCGGGTTCGAGCAGACCAAGCGCGAGTTCATGAAGTGGCTGTGCCGGCTGGCGAAGCGTGTGCAAGTGAATGCCATTGTGGTGAAGCTGTGGGCCTATGGGCAATCGATGCTGATCACCAATGCTGCGCCGTATGACGAAATGTATGAGTGGCGCGACGGCGAGAAGAAGTGGACGGACTACCTGATGTGGGAGCGCGAGCCGCACGGTTACTGGCCGCTGGAGCTGGCGGCGAAGTATTTCGAGGATGAAAATATAGATCGCGAGTTGGCGCGGAGGCGGGACTGGCATGAGCAAGACCAATTGCATTAATTGTGGCGCGGCCAAGGATACCGCGGAGATCAGGTGTCCATTCTGTGGTACGACCTATCTTGATCTGACGGCCATCGACTTCTCGTCTGATGCTCCTGTTGTTTGTCAGTTTGTGTTACCGGATACTTATCAGATACAAGGTATCGAAGGTAAGTTGGTGATGTCTATGATGGCGATTCCGAAGCTAGAAGAGATGCGGGAAGAGACAGAAGACATTGTTTGTCACGGTCCCGGCCCCGGCAGTAGGCGTTTCCGGTTTACGGCAAGTCGAAGCATGGAGCTAGGAATATCCTTTACTCCGGTTGCTCTTAAAGACGATGTGTTGTTTACACTGAGACCAGAAAGGATGATGGAATGACCGAAGCATCATTTCGCCGGCGGCATGAGCGGGTAGGCCGCAGGTGGCGCAGGTTCAAACCCAAGGTACGGCGGTGCCCAGACTGTCGGTGTCACACGGTCGGCCTGAACGACAGTTATTTCCACCGGTTCCGGCGGTTCTTCCTCGAGTGCGAGAACTGCCACTGGTGCGGCAAATCTTATCCGACCATCGGAATGGCGGTTCGGAGCTGGAACAAGGAATCGCGGAGGGCGAGTAAATGACATGGGAAGAACATAAGAAAAGAGAGTTTGACCCGGGATGTGTCGGCCTGAAGGAGACCGAGATTGAATGCCCGGTCTGCGGCAAGCATTTGTATGTTCGTACTGACATTGTACTGACGACGTATCCGGAGACATATGTGTACGAATGCAGAACTTGTGACTGGCATGGATATGCAGGGGGAATATGATGAAGAAAAAGATTGCAATCATTCTGATGCTGGCGGCGCTGGCGTTGATCCTGTCGGCTTGCACCCAGGCTGATAACGTGCGGCATAACCTGCGGCGGGAGGCTGACGACTTCAACATACGGCGGCGGATCACGGTGCTGAATACCCGGACAGACACGCCGATGATGCAGATCACGGGGCTGCTTGCCATCGAGACAGACGATGACGGCGACCTGAACATCATGATTGAGAAGGCTCCGGGCGAGTACGTGCTGAACTACGCGCATTTGTCGCAGGATACGACGTATATTGTGGAGCAGATTGAGACCAAGGAAGTCAGCAAGTATCAATACGAGATCAAGTTCTATCCGTCGAACCTGATCAGCGGCTGGTATGATATCAAGCTTACCGATGACTGAGCGGACAATTTTTAAGTCGGAAGAGGAACTGCTGATCGCCATGATTGTTGACTACCTCTGCGAGGACCATACGGAGACGGAGCTGATGGCGGTAGTTGACAAGGCGATCAGGTACGCGAATGGGGAGTAAGTAACATTTGAGCGGTGGTGGAATAGGTAAACACAGGTAAGATGCTGGCCACATCGCTGGACGCATATTCCTGTATGCGTCATGTTGGGTGCAAATCCCAACCCGCTCTTCATAATGCCGTGTTAGGTTCAAGGGTAGACCGCGAGGAACTATCCCGTATGATGGTGAGTTCGATTCTCCCACACGGCAATAATATTTGGAGGTGCGTTATGGAAAACAAGAATAGTTTCCCGGACATCGAACCCGAAGAAATGCCTGCGTTTCTGAATCATGTTGCATCCGAGTATTTTCAGGATAATCAGGAGATTATGTTCAAGCTGGCGCAATGCTCCATGTATATCTTTGCGATGAACAGTTTCGGTAAGAGGTGACGGCATGATTGATTTAAAGCCATGTCCTTTCTGCGGCGGCGAAGCACTGGTGTACGCAAACGACGGCGTAAGGGTTATTTGCAAGAAGTGCCATTGTCAGACGTTTCCGCGTGTTGATGGTTGTATTAGTGACTGCGAGAGATTCAACTCGCTCGATTCCGTGATCGAGGCGTGGAATAGGAGACCTGAGCCGCCGCGAGGATTCGATCCTTTATACCACACGAGGTGACGGCATGGGTCTCAACAAGTACGGTCCCGGAAAGTGGGAAGATATTTCCGGTTGGTCTACGGCACAGCTCTAGGCCAAGTTTACCGAGTTAAAAGCAGATATGCTCAAGGCGGCGAGAGAATACCGCGAGCATCTGAAGTGGCTGAACGAGCAATGCGATTATCTTCTGGAAGAACTCAGCAGGAGGACTCATGAACTGGACACCTTGTTATGAGCGGCTACCTGAGGACGACGGCGAGTATCTGGTGACATGTTCGTATGTCGTCCATGATGTGCTCAGGAATATCGATCATGTTGTTTCGTATGTGGATATCCGTTGGTATGACAGCGGCAGTGGATGGAGTGACGATACGGTGGTGGCCTGGATGCCATTGCCAGCGGCGTGGGATGATGATAAGGTGGACAAGGAAAATGACGGGAAGAGAATTGATCGAATGGATCCAGCACAATCATGCTGAAGATCTTGAGTGTGTTGTGCAGTACAGAGATGGCGGCGGCGATTACTACGGCGGTGAAATCGTGGATGCACCTGTGTTTGCTTTTCATAAGCGAGATGCGGATAACAATTTTTACAATGTTGACATTACATACAGTAGCGGACTTACGCCCAACTGTTTTGTAGTGTAAGGAGGATGGAATGGAGAGACGGAAGAATGGACTCTGTAAATTTCTAAGGATCAGCAAGTGGATCCTGACTGTCGCATGGTTCGGCTTCGGAATATTCGCATGGTTCTGGGGTGGTCAGCTTACGGCAGAGGAGCTACGGTGGATGTTCTGCGTCGCCTGCTTCCTGCTTGCGTTATACAACTTGGAAGGGGCGGTGAATGAATGCTGAATATAACAGGATTCGTTTTGAGCGTGTTATGCCTTGTTATTTCCATCAGCGGATACAACATCTGTAAAAGCATCAATGCGCTTACCAATGAAGTCAAAGGATTGAACGAGGAGCTGAAACGGAACTACTAAATAAGTTCAGGCATGACATATGTGGTGCTGAATAAGGACGACACGAAGTCGAGCTACCGGAGGTATACGTGATTCTGATTGAGAAACCATATCCGAGCAGATGCATGAACTGCCCGTGCAGTTACTGGCTCCGGTCGGGGAAGTACAATGGTCGGCTGATGTGCGAGGCGCTGGTGCGCGGGCGCGAGGATCAAGCTCTCCGCGAGAACGGTATGCGACGCCCGGATGACTGCCCGGTATGCCTACAGGAGGAATGAGAGATGGGAATGCTTATTGTTGGAATTATCATTGGCGCTGCGACGACGTTGTGCGTTGGGTGGCTGGTGTGCGCGATGACGGAGGAGGACGAGGAATGCGATGGCTGAAGTTCCTGCGGCTCATTCCTGAGTATTACCGCATGTACAGAGACGGCAAGGATCCCGCAACGGTCAGGAACGTCTTTGACAACTACAGCCGGGTCCTGTGGATGAATACAGGCGGCAGGCTCTCGAAGCTCAGTTACACACCGGAGTTCGTCACCGAGGAAATCGCGCTGTATTACTATGAAGATGACAATAAATAACTTTACCTCAAATTCTTCACAATTTATGTAGGAATTTAGACCTCCACTTCTGCGGATGAATAAATACTCATCCGACGGGGCGGAGGTCTTTTTCTTTCCTAATTATCTGTGAAATTTGAAGTAAAGAATATGCATCCTGATGAATTGAATTGTGCGCATCTGCATGATCATAAAAAATTATGACTTTTTATGCACATTTTGATTTCAAATGTTCCTTATATATGACGAAGGCGGTGATTGCAAATTGGCACGAAAGAATGTTTACACGTACGCAGTTCTGTACGGCGATCATAAGAAATCTACTGGCACCATGTATGTGAAGGCGCGCAATGCGGAGCGAGCCGTGGACTTTGTGAAGCGCTGGTTTAACACGCACAAGAGTGATGAGCCGCACGATAAGATCGTAGCTGTGCGCGGCAATGGGCAACCGCCGGCCGGTGCACAGATCTATAACGAAACGGATATTCCGTGGAATGAATAATACGATGCGGGTAGCCAAGCACAAGATCCCGGCAGTAAGTCCGCTGAGATGCGGCGACCGGTATAAAAGGCGCTAAGAAAATAAGGCCCATACGCAGGAACACGCCGAGGTCCCACTCGGTTCGCGTCGTGAAACTGTGAACGGACGGTTTGGCACGGTTCGACTCCGTGCACGGGAGGGTCCCGGACTGTCGCAGAAAATGATCGAGTAAGCGAGAATCAAGGAGATGACATCCTGTAGGGATGCGCGTGATTGAGGAGATGGCGGTTGAACTCCGCCTCCGTCCACCCTCTGGGCGGATAGCATAAGAAAGCTAATACGCCGACTGCACGCCCCGCATTTGATTTAAGGAGATGAATTAATGGAAAACGTCAGGTTAAAACTTTCGCCACCGTGGATCACCTTTGTCAACGAGCTGAAGGCTTTGTTCGGCGACGATCCGCAGATCAAGATCGTACACCACCCAGAGGACTACGCGGTTAACCTTTATGTTGATGATGCGGCCAAGGCGACTGCGCTGGCGGGTTTGCTTCCAGACCATAAGACGTTCGGCAATATTATCCTCGCCATCAATGTGCTCCCTCCGAACGGCGAGTTCTGCGAGAACGTGTGCAGTGCGGCCGAGGCCGAGCTGTTCGAGATTGCTTTCGAAGGGAATCCCGCCCTGTCCTTTGTCAGGACTTTGGAGACGGCGTTCCTGACGAAGTGGACATACGTTGTCTTCGCGAACAAGGTTGTCCAGTTCTTCAACGATAACCTGAATGACGTCTACGGCAACATGACCACCCTCTACGAGAATATCGCCAGAGATATCTTCGAGGATCCGGACGTGTGCTTCTGCACCGATGTCCAGACGGCGGTTGCCGCACCTGCCATAACCTGGCCTTAATGTCATAACCGTGAGACGCTGTAAACTGCAATGATATATCTTGAAAAGATAATTAACAGAGCAAGAGCGGGAATGCCTACGGTGTCCCGCATCGAGGACAGTTCCGAACGGTCTGTCCTAAAACAAAGCCTTCCGGTTACGAAGCCGGTCAAAATCGAAACAAGCGTCTAGAATCCCCCGGTCGGCTGAAAAACGCCTTAGAGAAGATGCATCTCGCCTCGTACGTACGGCGAGGAGACGCGGAGACAATGCCGCAGGCGTCACGCAGCGTAGGCCGCACCGGGGCCGTTTATGCCGGCATAGCTCGAAATGGAGAGAGCGCCGCCTTTGTAAAGCGGAGGTTCAGGGTTCGACTCCCTGCGCCGGCTCTATTGAAAAGATTGCTTATGGGGTGATGATATTATGAGCCACTATGCGGTAGCGGTATTTGCAAGCCAGCCCAATGAAAGAGAGTTCGACAGGCTTCTGGAGCCATTCAACGAAAGTGACGAGAATTATTTTATTTTCGAACCGGTGAACGAGGGTGAGCTTCAATCTGACTGGGAGAAGTTCAAGAAGAACAACCCCAATTGGGCATATGATGATTGGATCAAGACAATGTGGGATTACAATGAGAAACTGAAGACATATGGCAGTTTTTATAATCCGCAAGCGAAATATGATTATTACACGCTTGATGGCAAGTCCTATATGTACGAGCTGAAAGACGAAGTGTTCCGCATGATTGGCGATGGAGACTTGGAATACCCGGATTTCTTTTTAAAGAGTCAGCTGGACTGGTTTAAAAGACCGGATAAGTTTACTGAAAAAGAGTTGCGTAAGCGGTGGCGGAAATACTCTGAAGAAGGCGATGGGTTCTGGACGGACAAGTATTACATCGAGCGGTACGGCACTGTGGAGCAGTACGTAAAAGAGATGATGCGGCCGGTGACGCCGTATGCGTTTGTGACACCGGATGGTGTGTGGCACGCGCCAGGGAAGGGCAGTTGGTTCGCAATCTCTGACGAGACTGCTGAGACGATGGACGCATACTATCAGGAATGGGAAGAGTGGATCAATCACGGAGAGGACTGTTACGTCAGCCTCGTGGATTGTCACATATAAAGGAGATGAATGTTTTGACAAATCAGGAAATGTATAACGACATTGCTCTTGCGAAGCAAAAGCTGGACAACACGGTTGCGAGCGGCAAGCCGAGCGCCAAGGAACGCGAGAGCCTGAAGAACCTTCTGCTAAATAACGTGGACGGCATCTTGGGTGCGCTTCAAGGCGGCGGTGCTTCGGAGACCGAGCTTGCCGAACTCAAGGAAGAAAACGACGCGCTGAATGACGCTCTGGCCGATGCAGACAGGCGGATTGCAGAACTGAAGGCGCAGGTACAGCCGGTGACCAAGGGTGGCAAGAAGGAATAACCAGTTTGCCTATACGCCGCTCAGTGAATCTGCGGTTGTCCGCGAGCTGATCATGGAACGGTCGCGGCTTGACCGAAGCTATCTGCCCGGGCTGTTTCAGGACTCGTAGTTCTCAACGGACGGCGTATTTCCACTTGACGAGGACGTGCTGTGTACCTACATCGATCTGGATCGCCTGATCGAGACGGCAGGTCTGAGCGAAGGCGAAACGCAGATTGTCCAGTACCTCATGCAGGGATACGCAATTTCTGATATCGCAGAGTATACGACCAGAGCGCGCCAGACATGCGACGAGATGTTCAGCCGCGCCGTCGACAAGATTGTGCGGAAGAACAATGCCAACTGGGAAGCATGCGTGTGCGACAGGAAATATTCTGAGTTGTAACCGTTGTCTGCAAAGCGTTGCAATTATTTCATAGTATATTAGGGAGGGGCTTGTTTGGCCACAGGATATAAGGTGTTTTTGCCCAACGGTCAGGTTCTGACGCTGTAGGCCGGTGACGCCGACCAGATGCTTCAGACGGTTGACCGTATTACCTCCAGCTGGGATGGATACTGCGACCGGAATTGGCTGAACGATGACGGCGACGTATTCTCTCCCGAGATGAGAGTCAAAAGATTGCTTGACAGCCTTGGGTATTATCTGCTGTACGGCGCAACCGACGGGATTGTGACGGAGTACAAGCAGACCGTGACAAAGGCGCGAGAGATTCCCGTGTCGTCCTGCCCGAGCTATGTCAATAATATTATGTACGGGAGCGGCGCATCCAATGGCGATGCGCAGGCCGAGGAAAACCTGAGCTTCAAGGTTATGACCGAGATGCTTGATGAGAAGGCTGCGACGCGGAAGAAGCCGAAGCCCACCAAGGGACGGCAGGTGAGTCGGCGGCGAAAGCTTGAACTGATCCGACAGGAGAACGGCGGCGCACAGGTGGAGAGCTTCACCGTGGACACCGACGGATGCTTCTGGGTCGGCAACGACGTCAAGCAAGTGGTTGATCTACCGGAGTACGGCGCAAAGACAGTTCATCATCGCAATGGTTCAGAGGATGAGCTGTATGACATGGATCAAATTCTTCGATGCGGAAACCGATGGTATACCGCAAACGGCGATCCTATTGATGAAAGTCATATTCTTCAAGCCGGAGGAATTTTGGATTATGATGCATTTGAATCGATATGCACGGAAGAGGCTGTCCAAGAGGAAAGACCGTAAGCGGGTGGCAAACTCGCGGCAGGCATTCCGAGGCCGCTTGCAGATCGACGATCCGAGAGAACAGTACAAAGGTTTTGATCTCTCAGGTCCGCGCAAGTACAGCAAGCAACAGACCAACCGTGCGATCAGGCAAAGATGCCGAGCGGGTGATATCGAAGAAGATTCACTTCCGAACGGCGGAGATTACCGGAAATACTTTGATTATTGGTGGACCATCTATTAAGCTAAGGCACAGACAGCAACCGATATATGAATTCTAAATGTCATCAGTTCGATTCTGATTGCGGGGAAATCCCGTATAGCTCAACAGGTAGAGCACTAGATTTAAATGTGCCTTGTGTATTATAAAGACTTGGGCGGTTGGTGGAATGACCAGACACGATAGACTCTAAATCTATTGTCGGGTTTCCGACGTGCGGGTGGAAGTCCTGCACCGCTCACCACATAGAAAGACCCACACAGCAATTATTATGTTATAGACTTTTAATCTATGCTACATAACGGGTCTTGACATATAAAGGTTATTAAAGGAGAGTTCACTGGATGGGAAGACTCCTGGAAGAATTGACGGCGGACGAAAAAAGAAGTCTGGTTGAAGACGTCTTAAATAAGAAGGCAGGATAGCTTGATCGTGAATGGGCGGAGTTGATTGAAGACTACGCCCTTGACATGAAAGCGGACACATTGCGCAAGGCTGGCGTGGGCATCAAGCTGGCGAACGACGCCGGAATGATTGGTGCCGAAGGATACGTTGAGCGGCAGAAGATGCGGGACCTGATCAATGAGAATAACAAGGTCTACCGTGCCACAGCCCGGGACGATCTCCTGCGCGAGGCCATTGCGAGTGCGATCTCAAAACTGCCGGCCAACCAAGCCGCGTTCCGTCAGACGGGGGTTATCAGAGACTTGTCCGGAGGCGAACTCGTGCTTGCGATTGGCGATATTCACTTTGGGGAGATCATGGACGTCAAGGGATTCCTTGGCGAGACGATCAACCATTACGACGAGGACGTGTGCCAGAATCGTTTTGGGCAGATCCTCGACCGCGTCTGCGAGATTGTGCGGAAAGAGAACGTCAGCAACATCAACGTAATGGTTGTGGGCGACATGATCTCGGGTATGCTCAGGATGAGCCAGCTCCAGAACCTGCGTTACGGAATTGTTGATTCCACCATCAAGTTCAGCGACATGTTCACACAGTGGCTGTGCGAGCTGCGAGACAGGACGCAACTTCATATCGACGTACATATGGTCGGAGGCAACCATGACGAGGTGCGGCCTCTTGGCAGTAAGGCCGGCGACTTCCCAAAGGATAATATGTGCAAGATCATTCACCATTATCTTTGCGCGAAGTTCGATTCGCCGGCGCATGGCGTGACGATCCACGACCTGACCGGCAAGTACCACCACGCGAACATTGAGGGATACGACTTCCTGATGCTTCACGGAGACGGCGGCAAAATTCAGGATCTTTGCCGAGATTCAGTCAATATCTACGGCAAACAGATCGACTTCTTTGTGTGCGGTCACCTTCATCACGAGGAAGAGCTGGCCACCGGTGTTACGCAGAACGGCAACAGCATGATGATCCGCGTCGGGTCCATCTGCGGTGCCGACGGGTTCGCGCTGAAGCTCGGACGTTTCAGCCGGCCATCCGCAACCGCCATGGTAATCCAGAAGGGTTACGGCAGGCGGTGCGTGTATCCGATTGAATTAAGCTGAGGGATACTTCAGCTTATCTTTTTGTAAAGGCAAGATAAAGGAGATTGGCAAATGGCAAAAAAGAAAGCGGCAGGCAAGCGCTGTATCCACTGCAATCGAACATTGCCCCTGGATGATTTCTTTATGAATAAGCTGTGGGCCAGTCAGTTTTGCAGGGATGCGTGGTGCAAGGACTGCGCGAGGAAATTCGTGCATGACCGCGAAACACTGCGGAAGTATTTATTCGAGAACAACAGAAAGTTCAAGGAAAACGGATGGGAAGCCTCCAAGAAGAAGGCGCTGTACGCACTGTCCACCAACAAGAAGTGGATCGATGCTGACACGCCACCAGAAGAGAAGGCGAAGCTCGCGGAGGAGGCCATTGCTCAGGCCTACCTTCGGATCATGAACATGGTGGCGATTTATGAGTACGAAGAGAACGTGCGAGTGAACGGCACCGAAAGCACCGAGGATCTGGTGGTTCATGAGTTCGCCGACCCTGATGACAAGCCCGTATACGACGACGAATGGGGCGGCTGGTTCACACCGACGGAAATACGGCGGCTGAACAAGCTGTACCAGAAGTATTCGGAAGACTTCAAGCTGGACACGATCAACCAGTCGGACTACGCCCGGAAGGTTATCAAGGCCAGCCTGAATGCCGACATCGCCGAGGATAAGTACCGGCGCGGTCAGGTTCCTGTGAAGGAATATGAAGACGCACGGCGCGTGTTCGACGAGTTGTCGAAATCCGCAAACTTCGCCGCCAGTAAACGCAAGCCCGGAGAGAACACCGGCATGGGTTCGCTGGGCGAGATTATTCTCAAGCTTGAGACGGACGGCTTCCTGAACGAAAATCCATATACATTCCCCGATGACGACGTTGACCGCGTTGTGAATGATTATCTGTATACGTTGCGGTCGATTGGAGCTGATGTCAAACTATGATCAGCCAGGCAGAACAACTCAGCCAGATCAGGGAGCTTCGAAACCTTGAGGCGTGGACCAAACAGATCTGGTACTGGAGAACCCACTAGGATCGCTTCATCGAGGAATACCTTAAAGTCAAACTAAGGCCTGTACAGCGCGTACAGGCCCGTATTTTTGGTCGGTATAATACGATCATGGATGTGCAGAGCCGCGGCTTCGGTAAGACGTGGATCACCGCCATCTGTTGTATCGCTATGGCGATACTTTATCCGGGAAGCAACATTGCGGTTATTTCCGGTACGGCAGAGCAGGCCGTGCTTGTGCCGAAGAAAATCAATGATTACTTCTGCCGGAATCCTGAGATTCTGCGGGAGCTTGACTGCACCCGGCACAATCACCCTGTGCAGATCAGCACGGGCAAGGGTAAGTGTACGTTCAAGAACGGCAGTAATATTGAGAGCTTCAGCTAGGGGACATTCCGCGGCAACCGTGCGAAGATCCTGATCATAGACGAGGCTCCCGAGGTGAAGCAGGCCGACCTTGAAGCTGTGGCGCGGCCTGTGCGTAATACCACGCGTGACCTGTGTATTCAAAACAATTTCCAAGACTATCCCAGCAAGATGGTCTCCATCACATCTGCGTGCCTGAAGAATAATTACTATTACAATATGTTTGTGGACACGGTGCGCAGGATGGTGTCGAAGGACTACGACGGCACATGCTTCGCCTACGCCATGAACTGGGAAGCCGCAGTACGGAACGGGCTTGGCTCCCGGGATTTCTTCCTTGAAGAGCAGGCCTCGATGGATGACAACAAGTTCGCCCTCGAATACGGCAGTATCTTTTTGGGAGCCGAGGACGGCGCTGTATTCCCGTTCGAGCTGACGGATAAATGCCGGGTGCTGCGTGACGTTGAGCTGGCCCAGCCGAATAAGAGTACAACCTCTTACGTGATGGCGCTGGATATTGCGACGAGCGCAGCGAAGAACGCAGACAATGCCGTGCTGACCGTGATCAAACTTGAGGAACTGGAGAACGGCGGCTACATGAAGCAGGTTGTCAATATCCGAAGCTTCCATGGCAAACGGCTGGATGCGCTGGCGACAGAGGTGCGCCGCGCACTGGTCAAGTTTCCGAACACCCAGAAGGTCGTGGTTGACTGCCGCGGCCTGGGCGATGCGTTCCCGCAGTTCATGAACAAGCCATGGACAGATCCGGATACAGGCCGTGAATACCCGCCGCTTGTGGTGGATACGGAGATCAGCCGGATCGAAAACGCCGTCCCGCTGATTCATCCGTTTATCGCCAGCAACATGCTGAACCAGCAGATGGTCAGCGCACTGACGATTGCGCTGGAACAGGAAAGCATCGAGCTTCCGATCACCAGCCGGCGGATTATCGGCGGTAAGATCGCAGACGCAGACGGCGAAGCAGAGGGAGGCAGTCGGAACCTGACAAAGGAAGAGATTGCTATCTTTGTGGAGGCCGATGCGCTCCAGATCGAACTCGGCCAGATCGTTGGCAAGCTTGGCGCGAACGGTGCAATGCTGTTCGACAGCGCCAAGGCGAACCAGCATAAGGACCGTGGATCCAGCCTGATGATGGCTGTGCATTATATCAGCGGCATGGAAGAAAGACGCAAAAAGAAACTCAACCATTCCAGCATCTTTGATGTGGTTGGCGTGGTGGGATATTTATAATAAGGAGGTGTTGGCGATGGGAATCAGAGACTGGTTTGCGACACGCCAGAAGGCACCGCCAAGCGCACCGGCAGTGGCAACACCTCCGGAGCTTGCTATTGCGGCGGACTTCAATCAGATTGACGTTTCGCAGACATTTAACGACAGGAACATTACCTTCACCGGCGACCTGAAAGGCTTCAATTATACAAACCTGTTGAGGGACAAACAGAATAACATCAACCAGTTTTATCAGCTGGCTGATTACTGGGTTGACGCAGATCCGCTGTTCCGGGGCGCGATCAAGGAAGTGTATGTGCCGTTCTCGCTGATCGACGATTTCAGATAGGTCGGCGGCAGTAAGCAGGCGAGGGAAAAGTACTACGAGTACTTTAACCAGATCGGTATGTGGGACAAGCTTGAAAGCTTCTTTATGCAATATTATCTGTATGCGAATCTGTATATCAGCGTACAGCCGGACGGCGATATTGTCTCACTGCCCCCTCATCTTTGCCGGATCGGCAACGTGCGGGTGAACCGCGAACCGCTGGTTGAATTCAACTGCCGGACACTTCAGACAGACCTGAGGCGGATGGGCAACAAGGCCTATAAGAAATTCATCGAGGATGAAGATCTGGAGAAGCGACTGAGCGGCTATCCTCCAGAGGTGGCGCTTGGACTGAAGAACAACCGTGAATGGGTTCAGCTGAACCCGCACACAACATTTGTGCTTCAGGATGCTCATCCGGACTGGCAGAGATACGCCATCCCGATGGTGGCGGCGTGTCTGCGAGCTTTCGCGAAGAAAGAGCTGATCGGCGCATGGGAAGACTCCCTGCTGAATCTGGCCGCGAGAAGCTTTATCCACGTTACCTATGGAAGCACCAATGAACAGGTTGTTCCTGACGCCGCAGCGCTGGCCAAGCTGCAGGCCCTGTTTGCGCAGGCTATGACGGCTTCCAGCAAGGTTGCGCTGGCGGTTACCAACAACTTCGCAAAGGCTCAGGTGATTCAGCCTGAGAGCGATCATATCTTCGATCACGATAAGTATGCCGGCGTGAATGCGGATATTCTTTCCGCCGCAGGTATCAGCGGTATCGTGGTCAGCGGACAGGACAACGCGGCGAGCTTTGGATCCAGTCAGGTAAGCACCAAGATGGTTGCCCTGCGGATTCAGGAAGCGAAGCGCAGGATGGCGCAGATGATCAACAACATCATCTCCACCGGCCTGAACGGCACGAAGAACGGACTGCCGCGATCCGCAACGAAGAACCTGCCGAAGTTCACATTCCCCGTAACAGACCTGACAAACAACAAGAGTTTTCAGGATAAATGCCTCGAGCTGTGGAAGGAAGGCGTGATCAGCTACGAAACGATGATCGATGCTCACGGCTTCGACTACGAGGAAGAGAAGGAACGCAAGGCGGCTGAAACAAAGGAAGAGGTTCAGACCAAGGTGTTCGTGAAGCCGGGTGTGAATCCGAACGCGGAAGCTGAGGAAAACAAGGTTGACGATACGGAGGAGAACACCACCATCGGACGGCCTCGTATGAGCGACGACGAACGGAACTCTGATCCGGGCAAAAGCGAAACCGGAAGGCAACCTAAACCCAGTTCAGAAGACGGCTCCGAACCTCAGGAGTAAAGGAAGTGACCGTACATGATGTACGCTATAACATTTGTTGCTTGTGCCGCGATTGCCGTGTGGATGATCTACAAGGGTTATCACTGGCATGATGCAGACCTGGTCGATGAGGACGAGGAAGCAACAGATCAATGAACAGGTAAAAACGTAAATCACGTTTTTATATAACTTTGTCGTAAAGGGATACACTGATTCGGTGTATCCCTTTGCATACATTCTCATGCAAATGCCGCTTACCTCCTACAGTGTGCTGTTTGCTGAAAGGATGATCCCGCAATGAAGGACAATCAAAAGAGCTTGTCGCTTCTTGCCGACAGAGTTTAGATGGCCGAGGAAACACAGGAGACCAACGACGTATTTCTGACGGTCGATATGGTCGTGTGTTCCAGCCAGACCAACGGGAACAAAGAGGGTGTCAGCCGTGAGTTTATGGCTGATATCGTCAACCGGAATGATGAGTTCGCAGCGCTCCCGCTTTATGCGGACGTTGAACGGCTCACGGCGAAAGAATACGACAACTTGACCCACTTGTACAACAGACTGGACGGTAAGTTCTACACCACGCAAATTGGTGGCATGCTTAACTTCCGGATTGTGACAGAGGACGGCATTGACTATTTGCAAGCTACAGCGCGGATACCTAAGCGTGAAAGCGAAATTTGTGAATGCATTAGTGATCTTTTTGAGCAGGGTCGGTTGGCCTTTTCGTTCGAGGTGAAGTACCTTCCGGAAGATACCCATCTAACCGCGGATGGCGCGAGGATTATTGATGTTGGGCCGCACAATGCCATGACAGGCGTTGCGGTCGTAAGCAAACCCGCGTACCCCGAGGCGGTATCTTTGGACCTAGTGGCTGAACTTTTGGACGGCGGGGAGCCGACAGCCGAACGAGGTGAGACAGAGACAATGCCTAAGGAACAGATGAACGCGGAACAGGTTGAGGAAATCGTTGCCGAGGAAGTCAAGGCCGAGGAAGAGCATCTGAATGCCGAGGATCAGGAGAAACCTGAAGACGAGGATATGGATGACAAGGAACCTGAGGCCACCGAGGACGAGGAAACAGCCACCGCTGAAGACGCTGGTGTTGCGCAGGCGGAGGATGCCACGGCGGAAGTCGTGATGCATCGTGTCGAACTGGAGCAGACCTACAGAAAGGGCGACCCCCAGTGGGGCGAGCCTGACACCATCTGCACCGAGACCAAAGAAACGGTTGTGGAGACAGTGGATGAGGAAGCGCCCGTTGCAACTGCTGAAGAGGACGAAAAGGATCGCGTGATCGCGGAGCTGAAGACCCGGATTGCCGAGCTTGAAGTTATTGAAGTAAAGTACAACGAGATCATGAAGGCGGAAGCCGAAAAGGCGCTGGCCGAAAAACAGAACAAAGCGAGAGCTTTTGCGGAGAAGCAGGGGCTGGACGTGAGCCGCGAAGACGTGGCCAACGCCATTGCCGAGCTGAACTACGAGGCGATTGCTAACCTGTCCATGGAGCAGGCTGAAGTTGCAGTGGCGGAGCAGGAAGAAGAGAAAGAGCCT